GTCACCATTAATAAGAACTGGAAGTTCATGGAAATCAATTTCCTTTCCTAAGTATTCTTCCATAGATATCCAATAGGATATAAGGTTGATAATACATAAGATCGGGAAAGAGAGTACAGAACCCATCAATTGTCCATTTTGTTGGATCGCAGGTAGAACCTGGCGCTCTTCGACATCGAATTTGCGTTTGATGTTCTTTAAATTTGAAGAACGATCTATACGTTTCATCAATGTTTTGAGTTCCATAGGTTTTTCCTTTTTGATCTTAACGGATGGATAATGTAGTTCTTGTTTATATATTACAGATCGTAATATATCTTTATAGTTTTTACTATAAGGTGAACGCTTTATCATCTGTTCAAAAACTAATGCAGTACAACGAATGTCAACTCCATCAGTAGCCCCACTGTAATCACCAGAGACCCATGAAGTGAATTTGGCTCCATATTTCTGACTAAAGGTATTTCGCTTAGAGATAAGATCATTAAGATCCTCATCAATAAGTGGTCTACCAGTAGCAGTGAAGATGTCAAATTGCTGTAGGTAATTCCACATATCTTTTTGGCAGCATCTAGCTAACCAATAAGGTACGGATTCACCTTTTGTAATGAGACGAACCTTCAATGGTTCCAAAATTCCATGGACTTGGACTTTGAGTGGTTTACCACAGAATTGTTCATGTGCTACATCAACTACCTCGTTGAAACTGGGTAAGAAGGGCTCAAATGCCTGCATTTCAGCTCCGTTCTTAAGTCTAACCTTAGATTCTTCGTTTATATAACCAAAATTTTCGAGAATCCAATTACGTACATCATCTCTTTGTCCACCATCACTACGTGTGGTGTCGAAAGAAGCAGATGTACTGGCTTCAAGAAATGTTGGTTTTTTAGCTCTATATCCTTTAAGGAATATAATAAGCTTATTCGTAAACGACGGGTCGATATCATTTGTAGGAGGCGTTGTAAGCTTCTTACGGTGTTTAAGGAAGGACTCGAATATGAAATATTCGGGAGCTTCGGGTGCACCCCGTTTGACACCTTGTAAAATTGACCACCAAATTTCACCAGTTTTCTGGCTATGGTGTAACAATCTACTACGGAGGAAACGGTGTATACGACCGGTATAAACCAATGGGTTAGTACAAAACTCCAGGTAACCTTCTGGCATTTCAGGGAGATCATTCTCCATATAGAAAGCCATAGGATAAGCTGTGAAGTATTTAGCATATGAAATAAATTTTTCACTAGGCCATGACTTCGCAACCCTAAAGAATTGCAATTGTTCGTATAGAGGGAACCAGCCGAATTTCGGGACCTTATCGAAGAAGACTTCGACCAAACTTATAGTTAAGTCAATGGCTTCTAAGATAGAGTCTCCCTCTATAAATAATCTGGTTTGACTGATAATTCTAGC